CACCCGTAAATTCTTCTGTTGCTGTTACTGCAGGAGTTTGTCCTCCAAAAGCTAATCCAGCTGTTGAAGTTCCTGCACCACCTAAAGCATATCTTGATGAAGATAAATCTCCTTCTTCAGTCCAATTTGTTCCATTCCAAACTTCAGTATTACCTACTGTGGCTGGTGGTGGTGTTGTGCCTCCAAAAGCTAAAGCTGCCGTGCTGTTAGCGCCTGCTCCACCTATTTGAAGTCTGGCTGTATTTAAATCATTGACCTCAGTCCAGTTTGTTCCATTCCATGATTCTGTTGCTCCAGTTGCTGGTGGATCATCTCCACCAAATGCTAAAGCTGATGTTTCAGTGCCATCTCCTCCAAGATAATTTCTAGTTGTATTTAAATCGTTAACTTCAGTCCAGTTTGTTCCATTAAAAGATTCTGTTAAACCTAAATATGTTCCTGGAGTACTTCTTCCACCAAATGCTAAAGCAGCTTCATTATCAGTTCCAGCCCCTGCAAGTTGTCTTCTAGATTGATTTAAATCACCTGACTCTGTCCAGTTTGTTCCGTTCCATTTTTCTGTAAGATCACGTACAGTTCCGTCTGTACCACCAAAAACCACAGAAGATGTTTGAGTACCTGCTCCTGCTAAAAGTCTTCTTCCTTGATTTAAATCATTAACTTCTGTCCAGCTTGATCCATCATATAATTCTGTTATTGCGTAAGCTGCATTTACTGGAGGATTTTCTCCGCCAGCTCCTAAAGCAGCTGTTTGAGTTCCAAGTGAAGCCATACCTCCTCTAGCGGTATTCATACTATTACCACTTCTCCAAGAACCAGCTGTAGTTGTATTAGGATGTTGGAACTTTAAAACATTATCAGTTTCATTATACCACACCTCTCCCGTTATCGGATTATCGGGATTAGTCGTATAGTTCCGAATTTTTGTGCCACGTATTTCTTTATACTCAGCCATTTAAATTTTTATTCCTCCAATGTTATGTCAGCAGGTCTTGTGCTATCAGCTTTATCTTCATCTGATTTTGCATCCCATGCAGCTTGAGCCGCCTGAACCTCTGCATCAACTAATGCTTGAGCTTCGTCTTTTGTTTTAACGACACCCGCTACTTTGGCAATCCAAAGATTAGCATGTTTGTTGTATGCAGGAACTTGCCAAACATTAGCTGGATAGCCTTTAAACGTGATTCTGTGAGATTCATCATGATCAATGAAACCCTTTCCCCAGTTCTCTGCTACACAGTATTGATATGTTTTTGCCATAGTTTCCTCCTTAATCTGTTAATACCTTAATTACGTCCGAAGTGCTACTCCATTCTTCGGTTGTTCCCACAACTGCTGATGGATCTGATCCACCATATTGTAGTGCTGAAGTAGTAGATCCATTTGCTGCTGAACTTTGTCTTGCAGTATTTAAATCAGCAACCTCAGTCCAGTTACTACCATTCCAATCTTCTGTTTTTGCTGTTCTTGGAGGTGATCCTCCTATAGCTAAACAAGCTGTATTTGTTAAACCTGTTCCAGCTAAATAAGCTCTAGCTGTATTTAAATTATTTACTTCAGTCCAACTTGATCCACTCCACGATTCGGTATTTCCAGTAACTGATGCTCCAGGAGTATATCCTCCAAAAGCTAAAGCAGAAGTTTGTGTTCCACCTGATGCTAAATCACTTCTTGCACTATTTAAATCTGATACTTCAGTCCAATTACTTCCATTCCAACTTTCAGTTAAACCTGTTGGAGTTGGACCTGGTGCACCTCCAAAAGCTAAAGCGGCTGTATTATCTGCACCTGATAAAGCTATTTGTCTTCTGGCCGTATTTAAGTCTGCTACTTCAGTCCAATTTGTACCATTCCAACTTTCAGTCACCGCTAAATTTCCAGTTCCATCTTCTCCACCTGATGCAATAGCGTTAGTATTTGTATGTCCCGTTCCGCCTAAAAGTAATCTAGCAGTATTCAAGTCATTTACTTCAGTCCAAGATGTTCCATTGTAAGATTCAGTTGTTGCAAGAAAAGCTGTTCCAGGGTTTTCCCCTCCAAAAGCTAAACCAGCTGAAGAGCTTGCTCCTGCACCAGCTGTTTGTTTTTTAGCTGTATTCAAAGAACCACCCGTAGACCAAGCACCGACCGGTACACCTGCACCTGTCCATTCTTCTGTTCCAGAAGTAGGTGTAGGGTTTCCACCAATACTCATTGCAGAAGGACTACTTGTTC